AGAAAGGAGTGAGATATTATGGGTAATTTAACAGAAATTAACAATATGATAAGAAATATTGAAAAAGAAGCTGAAGAAGTTAAAGTAAAAGCAAAACCAATTAAATTTGATAATATTCGTATAATATTGCAAAAATTCTGTTATTATGAAACTAAAGCAAAAAATCCAGAATTTAAAATCGATAAGAATTTTCCTGAATTGATACGAATTTCAAAGAAATATCCCTTTACCGTATGTGCAGACTTTATGCCTGAGCGAATTAAATATTATGACTACCGATTTAAAAATAGATTATTGAAATTCGTTAGACATAGATACCCGCAATATTGTAGATATTTTGAGGGAAAATAAATGCGACCAATAAGATTATTACATAGTGGTAATGTAGGCGATATAGTCTATTCTTTACCATTAGCAAAAAGCTTTGGTAAGGTTGAATATTACTTAAATGTATCTCATTTAATGAATGAAAAGCTGGCAAAGAGTATTTTACCATTACTTGAGAAACAGCCTTATATAGAAAAGGTTAAACTCTATGATGCTAAAACTGATAAATATGACTGGAATCTGGATATATTCAGGCAAATACATGCTATGGATATAGTGCAATTGACATTAGCTCATATGATTAAATTCAATTGCTATTATAATCTTGCAGAGCCATATATACACAATATAGAACCGAATTATATTGCCGATATCATTATTAATAGAACCATACGATATTGGGGTGATTTAGATTATCTTAATTACTGGGAAATTCTGGAAAAATATGGAGATAGAGCAATATTTATTGGTTATGAAAAGGAATATGAATTGTTCAAAAGTAAGTTTGATAGAAAGAAAAAACTTGAATACTATAAAACAGAAGATTTTCTGGAAGTAGCACAAATAATTAAGGGTAGTAAAGTCTTTATAGGTAATCAATCGTGCTGTTTTGCTATTGCAGAAGCAATGAAGACTCCGAGAATACTTGAAATATGTAGAGAAGTACCAAATTGTATTCCTATTGGTGGTATTGCTTATACAAGCTGGGAAAGAGATTTAATGGAAAAATTAGATAAACTGCTAAATGAAACTTTTTGAGATATAATAAATGCGATATTTATGTATTTGTGGCTGTTATCGTTCTGGTACAACTGCAATAGTTAATGTTTTAAATAAAGTAGATAATATACTTGTCTGTGATGAATTATGGTATTTTAAAAATGATATAGCCTTTTCTACTAATTCAAGAGAAAAATTCCATTATGCTTTACAAAGCCATAATGAATTAGTGGGTAGAAGATGTGTATCAAAGAGTATATTAAAAGATAATTATGAAAAGTTTTATGAGTATTTTCTTAATAAGGATTCTTATACAAGGGAAGAAGTAAGAGATAAATTAATAGAACTGACAAAAGGAAAAGTAGATATATTCGGAGATAAATTACCCGAATATACATTAGACTTGAAGACTATAAAAGATAGATGGAATCCTAAAATAATAATGTGTTTACGAGATGGTAGAGATGTTATTGCTGCGCAGATATTAAGATACCGATATTATATGGAGAGGCATAATTCTACTGGCAATCATTGGTGGACAAAACCTTCAATAGAAGAATGTCTTAATATGCCGCATAATTGGTTATATTATATCAAAACATGGTATAGAGCAAAGTTTGAATTAAACGATTATTTTGAATTGAAATACTGGAAAGCAAATAGACAAATAAAAGAATTAGCAGATTTTCTTGAAGTTGATTATGAGCAATTGAGAGAAGCTTTTGATGAAGAATGGAAACCCAAGATAGGAACCTGGAAGGAATATTTTCCTGATATAAATAAAAAACTGCCTGAAGAATGGAAAGAAATGATTGAAAAGATTAATAAGGATTAATGCTTCTTAATCTTAATATTGTCCTTCCATTCCTCAAATCGTGGGATATTTCCTTCGGATAGCAGTCAACAGAGAATCCTTTACCAAATAATTTATCATCTATAACTCTGAAACGAGTTATTTTAGCAGAGGCTCTTTCTAAAGTCGAAGAATATTCTGGAATCAGATAAATAAGGTCTCTTTCAGACTCTATTAATAATCGTAATTCATCTTGAGAATAATCTAAGCCTTTAAAAGAACCTCCATATTCACCAGAAAACACTGAATCTATAACATGACCATTGGTATCTATTTTCCATATTGTATCAGTATCGGGGATATGCGAAGAAGTATTATATTGAGAAACATAAAAATAGCCATCTTTATATGTTATATCTTGCAGTCTTGCCAGTTCCATATCTAAGGGAATATATCCTCTATATGCAAAATTATTCAAATCATATAACCATAGCCTATAATAGTAAATATTTGTACTGGAATTAAGAGCAATAGACGAAACTATAACTATCAAATCTCTTTCTGGTATTAAGCACAAACCTGCAACTTCATGCCCCTGATCTGAAATATCATAATAAGCTGTTCGAGACAAATCATCTGCATCAAATACAAATATAGATTGGTTATTAAAAATACTACCGCTTAGATACTCTGCAACAACATAGATTTTGCCATCATAATATTGACACCCCCCAAGATAAGTAAAGCCCGATAAACCAGAAAAGGGGTCTGTATTTGAAGTAACAAGATTAAAATCAGAATCGAATTTATATATAGCTGTATTATCAGTTATATAATGATATGTGCCATCAGTAGTATATCCTTGACCATAAGTAAAATCTTCATCAAAGCCTTCTATCTTCTGTACTTCAAACGAAGTTATTTTACTATTGTATTGCAATTCCTTTTCAGATACAAAAGATAAATTGGGATATAATCTATCTGTGGTAACAGTGATTTCATAGTGCGGATATCTGAGTTCATCCAATAAAGTCATAGCAAAATATTTTGCTTTAGAAATATCCATAAATTTATTGTTAGTCACAGATAGTACAAGCTTACCATTTGCTTCTATTGAATCAGAATCAAAAGCAACCTGTTTAGCTTTATCCGAATTTTCGCATATCAATCCTTTATAATCAACTGTTATCCTATCTCCTATTTGAAATTGCTTGCCAAGTCCAATATATCTTATAGAAAGTCCTGTATTTCCAATTGTAACAAATGGTATATCATCACTACTATTTGCAAATGGGCAAAAATATCCGCCAATGGTATCCCCAGAAGACCATGTAATAGATTCTCCTGATATAGACAATAGTTCAACATTTACTCTATAACCATCATAAGTTGCATCATAATCATAAACAGCATCCACTCTTACAAGATTGCCATGAATATCAAGTATTAAATTTTCTTTCACATTACGAATATCCGTTACATAAATATCAGTTTCAGTAGCACCTGTTGAGGTACTGCCTGAAGTCGCAGCAGTAGTTATGCCTTCGTGACTCCAAGCAAAAGCAGAATCGCTATCTATAAAGCCACTATAAACATGTATTGTAGTATTTTTTGGTAAAGAAACTCCAATAGGAGCATCAAGTAAAAGAATATTACCAATTATATCTACAATTTTTCTGATTATCTCTACTTTAGAATCGGAATCCGTTACCCGCACGAAATCTCCTACGTTAATTGCATCTTCAATAATAATAGGTTTATTATTGCCATTTTTAGGAGCTATTTCACCTCTGAATGTAGAATAAACATATAAAATATAATCAGTACTTACACATGCCCTGGATAATATCGCTTCAACATCACGTTCTACTCTTTGCCAAGTAAACAAAGGCAATAAAGAAAAGTCTGTTGAAATTAAATTAGGACTACCTGCTCTAACACAAACAAAGTTAACCTGAACTGGATTTAGCCCAGAAACAGAAATTTCTATTTCATCTTTTTTAGGGGTCAAATTGTTAGTTGTAGTTCGTACTGCATACAACTCAGTAGAAGGAAGCTCTACTTTTGTAATTGAAGGATTAATTTCTATATAATTCTTTATATCAGAAATACTTTTTGCTTTTGATATATCTCCATGTATATCAGTAAGCATATTAGTTGAAATAGTAGTAGCAGATGTGCTATATTCTTCACTATGTATAAGAAAGAAATTACCGTTCTCATCAAAGCCAGAGATGTAATTAGGAACAACATTCAATAAAGAGTTCAATGCATCCCAAGCGGACATATCCGAAAAATCGGCTAACCTAATTGTATCAAACATATAATTATCAAACTTCCATAATAATACTTCTCTATAAGCGTCTTCAAGCAAGGATTCGCTACCAGTCAAATACATAATACCAATAAATATATCATTGTTTCGCTGCCTGTTAGAATCAATAGTGTTAATTTGTTCCTTTGGAATTATATCAAAATCTACCGCAACAATATTTCCAAATAAATGCAAATCCTTAAGGTCTCCAATACGAGTTGTAGAACCGCTGGTATTCATTTTATACAACTTACCAACATTTGTAAGGACATAAGTATTTCCATCGGAATCAAGACGCAATCTAACTGGTACTCCTTCAAGTATAGCAACATTATCAAAAGAATTCTGAGCCAAAATTCCTGGATGTGTGCCAATATAAGAAATATTATTAACAATATTAGAAAAATTTGAATATGCAACAATTAATTTATTCATTACAGGATTCCAAATCATATGCAAAGGAATTATAGGATTATCTGAAGTATCAGAAAAAACAACTATATCTCGAGGGGGTATTCCTGGGGAATCATAAAGCATAATATATGATTTTGGCTTAGTATTCCCCGATGTATCCCAACAAAGTCCTCCAATAAAATCTCCTGTAATAGTTGTTGTAGGAGAAAGAGCAACACAAATAGATTGAAAGGGAATATCGGAGATTTTTGTAGAGTGAGTCTCTTCTGATACTGTTTTTGTTGCAATATCATACTTGTAATGTTTAAAATATGTCCATTGTGGCTCTACAATAGAAGAAAAAATTCGCTCAAATCTAACTTCACCAGAAGTCCCTGCGGATGATAAAATAATATTCCCTTGTTGCCCCAATGTAAACCTAAGTCTAAGAGCATGATGGCTATTAGCAGCACGACCTGCACTTATAAATCCCCTATCTACTGTTCGTTCTATTCCAACAGAAGCTTTATAAGCAGTAACGGTTGTATCCTTAGAAGCTGCTCTACCTATTCCTTCAACTGCCGTATTATCAGCTATATTGGCTGCAATAACCGTTTGTCTAAATGGAATAGGAGTATTTAAATTGCCTGTAACTTCAAACGAAGTGTTTTTCATTTTCCCAGAAAAATTACCGCATATACATGCATCATGTTCTGAGCTCTCTGCTTCAACGCCGTCTCTTACACAATATTTTCCATCAAAAGCATCGGTTATAGTAGTAGCGCTGCCACCAGAAAGTATTGGCAATTCATTCATTACATAACCATCATATTTGAAGAATTTTAAGCCAGATTCTAAATAATCCCAGGTAGTATCATCATTATGATCGTGAGCATCGCTTCTTTGAATCCCTACTCCATAAATATTGTTATTATCTTTTTCATTAATAAACAAATATTCAATATTATAGCCTTCCTCAAGTTCACCTATATATCTATATTTATTCGTAACAATATCGTAAAACCATAATTCATTATCGCAACCGAGAAATAACCCTTTACCTACTGTATCATCATACGACCATATTATAACTCGACAGGTTAAATCTTTCTCTACCCAGCCAGTATCTGATGAATTAGGAGGAATTCCCTGAATTGAAAAAACACGTTCACCAACATTTATTTCCAATTTATCGGGAATTATAAATCCATCTGGTAATTCTCCATCATCTTCTGCAAATTCTAATTTTAGAAGTTCTTTTATGAGAAACGACATAGGAACATAGGAATACCATTTCTTGCCTTTACGTACTTTAGAAGCTTCTATATTTTTCAGATAGTATCCTAAACTGACAAGCTTTAATGTAGTGGTATCTCGGCTATTCGAAGTAGAAACTTCATTAATATAGAATATTCCTAATGTATATTCTTCGTAAGTACCATTTTCAGATTGAACAACAACAGATATTTTACATTTAGCCTTTTGTAGACTTATCTCTCTGCCATTTGTGCTTACATTCCATTCTGCGGTATATCCATCAATTGTACGTAAGTTTTGCCATTCATCAGGATTATCCCAGAATCCATCAGAATTATCCATAGTAACAGAACTAATTGAGGACAGGATAACCCCCCCATAAGTCTTAGACTCAGTCTTATGACTTATGGTACTAATCCCTTTTAGTCTATTCCCCGCCTGTCCTAACCTATTACTGAAATCTACCCATCGCTTATTCTTATCCTGGATATAGAACTTTATTTCGTAAACCATAACTATTAATAGCCTTCTCTATTTATCCCGTCATACAGATATATCTCAATTGGCTGGTTAGTACCGTCATAGATAGCAGAAAATGACAATTCATTTGTGATTTCATCTTCTGTGTTAGTTGTAATGTTTTCAGGCTGTAAATTCAGAACTATCGTCATATCACCTTGACTACCAGAATCATCTTTCAAATAATGTCCTTTCCAGATGTGTATAATGAAATCTTCCTGATTAAGATGTTTCTGGAACAGAGTATTCCCACCTATTGAATTCTCTCCCCAGGGGAATCTTAACGTACCCGTAATTTCCAGTCTACCGAGTAACCATTTCTGTATAGCTTGATTATCATAGTGTCTTCCAAATACATTATTGGTAATAGTAATTTCAAATCCTACAACATCAATAGTCGTACCAGTAGTATTATAAGCAAAATCCAAATCATGGAACATTACAAAATCCAAACCTTCCGAATTAGTTATATTAAAACCTGGAATATCATTATTATCTGTAACAAAATCTGCTCCTGCCCATTCAACAGACATCGAAACAGAACCGCCTTCTTCACCAGAAATCGTAATAGAACGAGCAATAGCACCAGGAATTACTTGATTCTCTTCTTCCTCTAATTGTCTAAATAGTGTTGCATATCTTGAGACAGTAGCAGACGTATAAGGGGTAAATACCTTATTAAAAGTATCTCCCGTAACTGCAGCGGACGATTGAAATAGAGTCAATAGTGGAATATACGCAGCACCAGCATCGAAATCAAATTCGTATGTAACTGAAGGAGCTTTAGTTCCAATAGCTCTCTCAATATTAGTAGTACCTGACCTGACAGGAAATGGATAACCAGTAGATTTCTGATTGTTTACAAGTTCAAGATTCGGCTCGAAAGCAGGATTATTCTTCAGATACACAATTCCCATATTAGTGCCATAAGTTCCGCTTGTCGTAGCAACATCTGAAATAGAATGCGATACAAACATAAAATAACGACCTTGCCAATTTGCTAAATCACTCATCTCGGCTCACCTCCTATGCTTCTTTAAATGTGAAGTTAAATGATACTAAGTTTAAATCCCACATATCATGTGACACCTCGCTTAATTCCATCACACCAGTCATTACTGGCGGAAGGTTATCTAAGGTTGAATGAAAATTAAGATAATAACCATTATGTTGAATACGTAACAATCTTTCAAGCTTTTTATAAACATCAACAGATACGTTAGTAAATCTGCAAGATATCTCATATTTATCATCTAAACTACCAAAACCTGAAAAACTTTTCAATCTAATAGAATTATCGGTCATCACCTCTGTTGAAAATTTACTTCGTTCATTTATTCTTATAGAACCTAAATCTGGATAAGCATCAATTTCATAATAAGTATGAGCATTAGATGATGGAGATTCATCATAAATGGTTTTCTTTAATATAGGATCATAAACATGTTCAACAAAAACATAATCTATGTATAAAGTAGATTTTGTAATATTTATTCCAGAACTGGTTATAATTTGAGTTTTTAACCAAAAACTATCTGGGTTTGAAACATCACAATATTGGATAACACTACCTGATGTCCAATCGACAGATGAAATTACAGAATCGCTAAGCAATACGACATTTCCAGAAAAATTATCTGAATTGTATCCTAACTGCATTGATAAACCAATACTTCTTTGGTAAGCGGAACTTTCGTCAGAAACAGCTCGCTTATAATAACATCCTACCCGATATGGTATATTGGAGATATAATAATCAGTATCAAAACTCTGTTTCAATACGAAGCTTCCAAATTGAGCAGTAGAAACAAAATTACTAATCGCACAACACTTGCCTTTAAAATATCCAATAGGTCTATCGAAAGTATATTGATTATAAGTTAATAAATCTCGTTCCCAACCACCAGGCATATATGAACCATATCCTTGAACAGTAGTAACATCTCCTGTTATAGTATCTAATATAGTAAATGATTGAGAGCTCACTGTATTAACGGTAGATGTAATAGTTGTACCTGAAGAAGTTTCAAACCATACTTTATCACCAGGAGCAAGTACAAGATTTAAATTATTAGATTCTGAATATGACTCGGTAGAGAAACTTTCCAATGTAACGGTATTCCCCGAAATACTATCTACTACACCATAAAATCTATTAGGGTAATCAAATGAATAATTTTTTATCGGTACTGCTACTGCTATCTGAAATTTATTCATTTATACATCACCTCGATAATTGTACTTCACCAGTTTCAATAGCTTCATTAACAACATTTACTATTTTTCTTCCTAACATTTCACCAGCTTCTTCTATATCAGAGCCCATAAGCATCGTATCCGCATTCAAATTAAGAGATATATTCACTGTTGGAGCAGTTGTTGGATTAGTCAATGTAACTCCATAATTAGGTAAATTAGTTGTAGTATTTACACCAGGTACATAAGAACCCATAGGATTATATGCAACGTTTCCTTGAGTAGTAGTTGCTCCTATATAACCTTGTTCAATAGCCTGTGCTCTTACTTCAGCAGCAGCTTCAATCTTGGCAGCTTTCAAACCATAACTTCTTGCAAGTTGCAAGAATGGAGAAGAACCAGCACCTGCTAATATAGCTAATGCAGCATATTTAGCAGCACCCAGAAAATCTCCTTTTAACGCTAACTTAGCAGCCTCAAAAGCCATTTCAACTCCTTGCATAGCGAGGAATTGTGCAAGATGTTCTGCAAACTGCTGCCTCATTCTTAACCAATAAACTCTTCTATCCGCTTCTTCTTTAACTCGTAAAGCTTGCATTTTTCGTTGATAAGTTTCCTGGTCTATTAACCCGTATTTAAGCTGTTCTTGCAACTTTACTCTTTCAGCGGCATATTGAATTTCGAGATTATGAAATCCTTTCATTATTTCTATATATTGAGCTATACCAGATTTAGCTATTTCAGCCATTATTTGCCATCTAATTGTCTCCGCAGTAGCTAATGCGTCGGTAATAGACTTTTGTCGATCTAATAACGCATCTTTCTCTGCTTGGGACATCTTAGACATGTCAATAGAACGTAACTTAGCTAATTCTTCTCCAAGTCCTCTTTCAATTTTCATTACAGAGAAAAATTGCCCAAATAACTCTTTACCACCAGAAATACCGAGCATTTCGAGACTACCGCCAAGTAAATTAAAGAATCCTTGAGCTAAAATATCTTTATTTTGCCGCTTTTGTAATTCGTTAACATAATTATTAATTAATTCTTGTACTGCAAATTCGATACTTCCACGAAAATCAACACTTTCAAAACCAGGAGCACCTTCAAATAAATTTTTTAATTCAAAAATCCCCTTAACTTTTTCTTCAACTTCTTGACCTGAAATACCGACTTGTTCTACAAGATATTTAAATAAATCATTATATTCAAGCTTTTCCGAAGATATAATATCTTTTATATTATCTATCCACAAACTTTTTCTATAATCTAACAATGCTTTCTGATATCGCATATAAGCTCTAATACCACCATACTTCATTACATAGGGTTCTAACCTCTGAAAAAGCTGTTCTATTCGTTTTCTACGTTCTTCCTCTTCTCTTATTTTTATTCTTAAATAATATTCTTCTCTCAAGGCATTTAGAATTTGTTGCAAATTAGCATTCTTTTCCTCATCTAACGAATTCTGAATAGCCTTCAGTTCTGCAATTTGGGAATTTAAATCTGCAATAACTTTATCATATTGTGCTTGAAGCTCAGCCTTCATACCTAATTCATCAGCTAATTTACTAATCATATCATAAAATCTGTGTATTCTCTTCTGTTCATCAGAAATTTCCTTTATTTTCCTGCTAATAGCATCTAATTGAGTATTATATTTATTTGTCCATTCTACTCTTTCTTTAGCTATTTTCTGTGAAAATTCAGTATAAGCAGAAATATCTCTTAAATTTCTTAATGTTTCAATATATCTTTGACGTTCTTCCGTTTCTCTCCTAATACTATCTCTAAACTGTTTAGATTTATCAATAAATTCAGTAACATCATCAGTATATTTCTGTAAGGATTGCCCCCATTCTTGAAACATTTGTTGCATTTGTAATTGTTTCAATTCCTGTAAAACTTCCTCAGCTTCCCTCATTGATTTAAGAAGATTTACCGTTCTTAATAAAGCACGTGCCCAGTTATTTATAATTTCAGCTTGCCCACCAGCTTCTTTAGTTAGCTGAATAAGCTTTTGCAATTTTTCAGGTAACTTAGGAGCTTCAAGACTCATCTTGCTAACTTCTTTAAGAAGGTCAATCCATTTAGTTGCTTCTGGAAGACCTGCTTTTTCACGAACCAATCTTGTCCAGGCTTCTGGCAATCCCGCACTAACTATATCAAATTTATCCATAGTTTCCATAAGCGAACCAACTGCTTCTTTCAGTCCTTTAAAATAAGAAGTAGCTTTCTTAAAAGCAGACTCAGACTTAATATCTAATTCAGTGAGTCCTCTAATAGTTTCTATCATACTCTGCCTAAATGTCTGAAATGCAGAAGCCATATCCTTAGCCAATCCTATAAAATTCGTAGTTTGAATAGAAATTTTTAACTTCTCTATTTCTTCTCTTGCATCTCCCACCATTTTCTTCACTTCATCTGACATCTGCGGAATAGCTCCAGTATCCTCATAGACTATTTTTAAAACCTCATCCCAGGCTTTCAATTGGTCTATACTACTTCTAAAGATTACTTCATTAGTTTTTGCACTTCGTATTAGAATTTTTCCATTTTCAGTTAACTCCACTCCAGAAGCTCGTAAACTCTTTAAAGTTTCCCCATAAGCATCTTCCATTTCTTTTAAAGAACTCTTTATTCTTGCTATCTCCCTATCAATTGACCATTCTTTAAATACAAATAAAAGCTCCTTTCCTATTTCTTTTCTTCTCTGCTGCAAAACTTCCAATTGCCTTAAAGTTTCAAAATATTCTGCAAGCGAAGGCATTCCTGGTTGCTTTTCCCTTTTTCGTAATTCTTCTATCTTTCCTAAAACATCGTTAATTGTTTCATAATTATTTTTTAAATCTTTGACAAGTTGTAATCTTTTATTCTCTATGGCAGCTAATTCTTTCTGTTTTCTAATTATATCTGACACTTTATAAAGAACTGCTGTAAGCAATGTTATAATAAGTGAAATTGTTCCGAATGCTTTAAAAGGAACTTTTGTTAAGGCTCTACCAAGTATAGTAAATGCAGTAGCTGACTTATGAGTAGCTTTTTCCATCGCAATAGCTGCCAAAACTCCTTTTTCCATACTTTTAGTATAGGCACGAGTTAAAGCCATTGTAGTCCTCATTATTATTATAAAACTAAATAACCAAGTGCTAAGAGAACTGCCAGCTACTTTTACATCTACTAAAACTTTAGCAAATTTTGAGAATAGATAAAGCGTAGGAGCTAAATAAACCTGACCTAACTCAAAAAGTGCTTTACCTAATGTAGTAACTACTTTAAATACATTAACTAATGAATCCCCAACTTCCCTTGCATATACTCGAATAAGTCCTTTATTCTTATTAAAAGTATCTCTTAAATTTTCAACAAGTGCCATATAAAATTTGGTTAATTGCTGCATTACTGGCATTATAGCTTCGCCAATAGCAACTTTTAATTCATAAGTACGAGTTTTCAAAATAGCTAACTGCCCCGACAAAGTTTGTAACATTTTAGCTCGCATACCTTCGAATTGTAATGCTTTCTTGGTAAAAAGGATCATTAAAGCATTAGCCTGCCCTACTTTTTGAACTAAATCTTTATTATTTCGCAATAATGTACTGATGTTATCAAGCACACCAGCAGAATCTGTTAACTGAGAACGCATTTCTTTAATACCCTGCGTATATGCCACAATATTCTCGCCAGCAGTAAATGCAGCTCTACCATTAGCCAGAGCAGCATCCTTCATTGCTTCAAGGTTTTCAACTACCAAATCTATATCAGCACCAATAGAAAGCAAATTCTTTAATGCCTGTGCAGCATCAGAAAATCCTATAATACCATCAGCGGTTAATTTATTCATTGCATCTCTTACTTTCGATAAACTAATTCCGAAATTCGTTGCTATTGTTGTTAATGCCATACTCCTTTTCTGTGCCTCTGCTGCCATTTCCATATACTGCTTCATACTTCTTATCAAACCAGCAAAGGCAAATGACAATACTAACAATCTATTACGCCATCTGGAAAATACTCTAAATAATCCTGTCGTAGCACCGCCAAGCCGTACAATATCAGAACTTAATTCTTTATTCGATAATCCCAACGTTGAAGTGGCTTTAGCAGTACGCATTGCCTCTCCAGCTAAAAGCTTTAATTGATTAATCACTTTCCTTAATTCAGGACCTTTTGCCTGACTGGAAAGCAATCTATTAATTCGAATCATATATTGACTTATTCTGGCAAGCTCCTTTTCTCTTAACTTTTCTAATTCAATAACTTCTCTCGAAGCTTCCTGAACAACTTCAATAGGGGCTTTTTGCTGTATCAATAGGTTAAGGGCTTTTTTCTTTTTTGCTACTTCCTGATCATAATAGGTATTAATTAATCGTTCTGTTTCTGCAAGACTTCTAACTATTGTACGAATATCTTCATTAACCTGATATAAAGATTTTCGGGTATCTATTGTCACACCAGCAACTGCTATCAAATGCTTTTCCTGTGCTATTTGAGCAGAAGTCATTGCTTCTCTCGTTTTACGTAATCTATTAATCTCAGCTTCCTTTTTAAGCATCTGATTGACTATTTTAGTATATGGATCAGATTGCAACTCTTTATTAATCGAAATAGCTTGTTTTCTTATTTTTTCAAGTTCTCTATTTCTTTGCTTTTCAAGATTTAAAATAGTCTTTGTTTGAGCTTGAATTTCGCTTAAAGGTCTTCCTTTACGAAGTAAAATAGCTAATCCTTCTTTAGCATATCGTATTTCTCTATCATACAATTGAATAATTTCACTTTCACTTTGCTTTAACTCTTCAACTTTTAGCTGAATATCTGAAGACATTTTATAATACTCATTATTCTTATCTATCAGAATACCTGCAATACTAATCATTTCTTTATGATGAGCTTTCATACGTTCATATCTTTTAACGAGCATATCACCAAGAGTAACTCTGGTATTCATTGTAGCAGTTAAATTTTCTTCTATTCCAGACAACGCAGTCATTAATTGCTTTACCCGTTCTATATCTTCAACAACTCCTCTCATTCTGTCTCTAATATGCTGAACTTTGCTGGCAAATTCTTCAACAGGTATTAAACCTTCAGACATTCTGGTAAATAATCTATTTATCTGAGCCTGCAATCTATTAATCTCTCTTGTTCCATATCTGGCAACTAATGCTTCTCCAGAACCTCTTATAGTAGCGCCAGCACCTGGTAATCCTCTGCCAATAAACCGAGGAGTTCCCATTGCCATTACTTTTATCTTATTATGAGTCTTATCAAGCTCAGAAACCAATCCTTCGTATAAAGTGCCTATATCTTGGGCATATTCTCTTGCAATATTAGATATACGTGCCCCTAATCCACGTAACCCCGATATCAAATCCTTTCGCTTAGTTACGGTAGCTAATCTTTCAAAAGCAGCTTCTAATTTATTAAGAGAATTACCTATTTTAGATGAAAACTTAGCATATTCTCTATTGACAGAAGATATATTAGTAATAGCAAACTTTTTAAATTCATCAATAGCTTTTAGAGCATGAGCAAAATCTCCTACTGCTACTAATCGTAAAATTTCTTCATTCAACCCATCATCACCTACCCTGTTTTGAAGAAGCTTTTTTCATTTTAGATAATTGCATATTTTGATATTTTGCTTCTGCTGCTCTTATTGCATCAAATGCATCAATAATAAATTCGGGTTGGTCAAGATATCCACCAGCAAATGGTAATACATGATATTTACTTGCAGCCGTTTCAAGAGATACTAACCATTCGTGGAATGGGTCGAACAAACCTACTGCACATACAGGTTCACCATTCAACCCTATACGTAAATACACAGAATTTAATACATCAGTCACAAGCTTATTTGGCATAAAATCATGCACTCTCATAATCAATTCACACACATCCTTTTTAGTTACCATTCGTTTTTCCCATTCCACTATCTTGCCATTAGAATCCAATATCGGAAATCTCAAGAACTGTTCCTTATCTCTCAAAAAACATACTCTACCTTTATACCGTTCCTTTTTCATACAATACAAACAATCAAACTCCAAAGAACTCTCCTGGTTATCAGCCCGCCATAGGCTGAAAGTAACCAGGAGTTCTAATATTTTTTTTCAATGTTTCCCAGCTTACTAACATCAGAAGCAACATTCATAATCTCACGAATAGCAGCATCATCAAGTTCTCGATATACATCAATAATCATATCTTCGGTTTCAATAAGGGGCACATAATAATCAACATATTCGTTGCCATCGTCATCTACATATTTAACTTCTTTAGCCTTTTCTTTAATATTCGGATGCTTCTCATAATATTCATCAGAAAAGGCAAAATTTTCAATCTTTTTAACAACCGTCTTAAAAGCTACTATATTGGCATTATCTGCCATTTTAACATCCATATCCCTTGTACCATCGCCTCTTTCAATAATAGCCTTAACATAATATCTGGTAATCATATTCGAATCATGCCCCTTTCTCGGCTTAATCCAGAATATGGTCTGTCTGTCTTTCGGAAGATTTAAGTCCCTTTCCAATACATAAGGTAAAACTTGGGTTGAAGAAATTCCCTTAGCCATAGCTTATCCTCCTTTGTTTATTCCTATTGTTATCGGCTGGCGGATAATAACCGCTTGTTCTCCACCAGCACCTGTTCCATCAATATGAGCTTCGCTCAATTTGATAGTATTATCATCAATGATGTCGGAAATCTTATATAATTTAATAGAATTAGTCGAATCTTTCATTAAAATTTTATCTCCAGGAAAAACATTGCCTGTTAAAGTAATATCAGTTGCTAAAGTTAAAGATACAATTGTTGCATCAGAAGAATCCACTTGCCATTCCTGTATTTTGTTATCAAAAAACGAAAAAGAAGAATCTTCAACTGTATAAAATACAATCGTATTAGAATTTCCTTCAGCTATCTCCTGTTCTATATCCACAAGCTTAGCTAAGAAGCTTATAGAAACTGTTGGTGAATATAAAGAATCCCAATATATACAAATTCTTACTACTTTCGTTTCCTCAGCATAATTTAGAAATACATCATCATTATAATCAGTGCTACTATTTTCTCTCGGACAACGTAATCTCCCATCGCTTGCAACCTTGCCAAGAGTATAGCGTTTAATGTATTCATTATTATAATAACGAGGTTTGATATTATTACGAATATTCAATGCTAAAGACTCTATATCAAAATCCTGTAAAGCAGTATAAGAATCTCCTATTTTAGATACTACTTGCCTTTTAAGCAAACTACCTTCTGTATCTAATGCAAAATCATCGTTAGTACTATCATAATCAGTTTCAAGTCTTCGTGCAGTAAAATTTCCTGTTACTTTAAGGAAATAATCAGACAAATCAAATGTCAATGTATCAATAATAGCCCCCGATAATCTCTGACTATCGGTATCTGAATCAGTAAGCTTTCTAATTACTGTCCCCCATACAGAACAGACAGAACCAGAAAGCTCATAAGAATATGGATAAAACCAAATTGTATCGCCAGTAATATGATAACCTCTTTGAAAGAATAATTTTAATATTGGATATAGAGAAGTTGGTGTAGCAACTATTGAAAACGGAATTTTATAAGCATATGCAGATTTTCTATAATTCAATTTATAATGCTTAGCCGATGATCCTCGTAGATACTCATTATCAAGAATAATATTATCAACAGTAAAATCAGGATAATTAGAGAACAATACACCAGTAGCTATATCGCCAGAACATACAACTGGTGTATCTATATTTGATTGAAATCCTATAACATATCTTACATCAGCTTTACTCATTTATCTCAAAATGCTCCTTTAAAATATTCAAATAGTCTTCTCTTAAATCTACTTCATCATTCTGAAGCATCTCGATTAGTTTGTCTTTATCATCCTGGCAAAGTTCAACTAAATAATTCGCAGTCTTTTCTCCAATGCCATCGAGAGCGACAAGTTCATCATATAATAGAGAACTTTCTTTTGCTATATTTTCTTCTTTATCATAGATTGCCAATGTTGCAGCTCCACCATATTCTCTTAATTTGCCAAGCAATTCATAAGGAATCTCAACAGGCTTACCAGCAAAGAAACTATTCCAATCAACTAAATTAGATAATTTCTTTACTTCTTTGCTTATATTAAATAAGTTTATAACAAGAGCTACTTTCATTTCTATCACCTCCACTAAGCATAATAATATCTTCCATAAGTTTCAAAAGTTATAGTAGTAAAATAAAACCATTTATTTTTACTTTGAAGTGTATCATAACTGATATTGGTTATCATACTGTAATCACAATAGCCTTCTAAATCATAATTAGCCTGCAATACGTCTTTAACTTTTTCCACAATTGAAAGATTATAATTCAAACTCTGTTCTTTTGGTATTAAATCGGTAACTATACCTATTTCAAAAGTAGTTGTTATTATATCCCAGCCAGCTCTATCGCTCTCATGTCCTCTACTACCAGCACCAACTATAATAGCAGGTGCTTTAGTTATCGGAGTAACGGGGGCATCAAGAAAAGTTTTAACAGTAGAATAAGAAGATTTATTTGCTTTAAGAATTGATAATAACTTATCCTGTAAATCCTTAGTAGAAATACCATAAGTTGGAGTAGTTCTTTCATTTAACTCAGGGTATTCTTCAAATTGATAACAAGTAATATCTACGGTACAAGATTGTAATAAACCTCTATTAGTTTCTATCGGCTCTCCATAATTCTCTGTACCAATATCTATATAATAGCATTCTCCATTTATTGTTAAATCGCTTTTAAAGATATTTATAGATTTATGAATAATAGTCTCAACAGTATCCTTTGCAGCATGAACATCCATCTTTGTATCATAAGCTTCCAAAGTTATTCTTCGTTGAACTCTATATTTACCATTTGTCAATTCTACAATATATGACTCACTTATCGGCAATATTGCTAATGCTGGTAATATTGAAGCGGGTCCGAGAATACCTCTTTGCCATGTCTTAACATTATACAAATCAGTATTCTGATATTCTAACAACCGTGTCTTTATAGCCGTTAAAAGACTGCTCATACTCATGGTAACACTCTCTTGAATAGTTTAGAAACTGCAACATGCCGAGTACCTAACAATCCAGACCTTTTGATAGCTAATGCAACATTCTTTGGGAAATAAAGCCGATTATTATTATCATATGCCCAGAATATAACACGCCCCTTAGCTGATAATGGATTCTGTATGTGGCTTCTATTAATAAGAGAAGTATCTATCTGTTTTACAAACATAACAGGAACACCAGAAGGTGAGAATTGCTCGGTCATTTTACTTGGATAAATTGCTTTACCATCTTTCATAACTGCGTGAAATTCGCCTATCTTTGGATCATACCACCTATAACTATATGCATGCTTACCATCTCTTTTCGTATAATAATACTTAGTCAATGTTGGTGTTGACCATACCGCTAAAGGAATCATCATCATACTACCCGTTGAAGACCTTCCTGGGTTATTGCGTACTTTTAATCCCATCATAGAAAACAGCACTTGATTAGGTCCCTTATAAGAAGTATGCCAGCCAGTAAAATCAGGATGTGTTTTAGTTGGCATACGTGCTGAAATCTCATAAGCAACAGATTTTTCTGACTCTATTTTTTTAACTTTAAAATTATTAATAACTCTTTCCATTAAACTATCATCATAAAAACTATGCCTATCAACAGGCATATATCCTTTACCTAATTCTTTCCATAAAGCACGTCTTGCTAATCTACCTGAAGATAACGGTTGCCATTTACTACCTCTCAAATTCTGCCGAAACGCCTGTTTTAAATATTCTAATAATTTATTCATTCGTTCTTCGAGATTTTTTGAAGCTCTAAACAATACAAATTCTGAAGCCTTTTTTGTACGTAAAGCATCTCTTGTCCATGTCATCCAGCTTCTAACCTGTGTAATATCTTCACCTGCTTCTGAAACAAGTTTAACTGGAGATATGTGTTCTGCTCGTATAGTTGTAATCTCAGCTCTACGTGGAGTACGTTTCGCACCAGAAACTGGAAGCATTGTCGATTGAACCTCTATTTGCAATCCCAACTGTCCTCTCAATCTTGCCATAATATCAATCCTCGTAATTATCTAAATCCTTATCTTGAAAATAATCATCAATAGGTCTGCCCAATTTATCATAAATATCATCCCAATCACCAAGTTGAATATCACTAAAATCTCTATCTGGTAAAGTATCTAATACATAAACTTCGTCTCTAAGATTATTTAACATACGTCTTCCATGATTAGAAAAACGTTCATAAATTCCAGGATCAATGCCAATACCTTCCATAAAACAAAGCTTTCTTATAGCATCGCCAGTAGCTAAATATGTAGCAATAGTAGCAATAGTTCTATGCCACATATTAACTGATATATAAATCTTATCACCTTGATCAAATGTACCTGAGAATAATCCATTATAAGTACCAGCTGGAATAATCAAATCTCCACCAGTAGAAGTAAAATCCGCATTTATTGTACCTGTTCCAACACCTCCAGATAAATAACCAGTAACTGTGTATTGTGTAGAAGATATAAAAGTTAATGTAAAATGCTCGCAAATAGCATTACTACCTGCCTGACATATTCTCAATCTTGCTGTCGGATCGCTATTTCTTCTATCACTAATTATAACTCCTACCCAGGACGATGTAGCCTTTAATCCAGTTTCTTTATATAACGAGCATAATGCAGCATAAATTTCTTCAGATACATCCTTAATAGACTGGTCTATTTCAAAACTATAAGTACTTGTTGGCGAATCTATATCATCAATATTGATTTGCTCAGTTACTATTTTAGGAAATTTAGTAATAACATCAACAATAGTACAAAATCTACGCACACCGCTGTGCAAATCCTTAATAGATGTCATTTGTAAACCCCCTAAATGTTATGTACACATTCTCACATCCCTAAGGTACATTCTCAAACTGAGAATGCTATTTGAAAAGCTCTATCAAAGAACCTTACCATTCCAGTAAGGCAATAAAATTTCGGCATAAAAAACAAATGATGCAATTATTTTTGTCAAAAATTTTTGATATTAGGACAAATCCAACACAAAAGTCCAGGTTCTCGGTCGTTTAGAAGAAACCCCAAAGAAATACTGCTCTGCTTTCGTAAAAACTCCAAATTTCTCATAACTATAAGCATCTTTAGCAATCCAGCTACCATTAATAAGAGTATATGCTTTAGAAGTAATAGGAATTTCCATTGTTGTGTGGAAATGCCCTATAATTTCCATATCAAACGGATATTCAGCTCTACGTGCCTTTGATTTTCTAACAATACCATAATAAGGCATAGAATTATGCACTACTATACTGTTTGCAACATAATAATGATTTTCATTAAGTTGCAAATCCATCACTTCACCTTTATAAGGCATTTTCTTAATAGAAGCTACTTTAACAGGAATCTTATTTCCATCGCTATCTATAATTGCTACATAATCCCCAACAGAGATATCCTTTGCCATTAATTCTTGCCAAGCTCCAACTCTTTTTATTACAGGTAATTTATGATTAGGGGTTAAATATAAAGGCTCATTAATTAACCAATCAGTTCTCAATTCGAGTAAACAATCATCAATTGAATAAGTAAAAATATCCTCTACAATAGAAACCTTCCCAGCACCGTTTATAACTTTATCTCCTTTTCTTATTTCAAACAGTTTTCTTTCAGTTCTATTTGCCATTAGTATCTTTGAATATGGGCTTAAACACATCCAGGAATATACATCATTACCATGATGTAAGAAATATACCCAATCATATATGCGGGGGTAATAAAAATATGAATTTGGAATTTCAAATGTTATCCTATCCACATTTGCAAAAATAGTTGATAAAATCCATGAGAAATGATAATCAAAATTTCTACTGGCTGGAGAAGCTTCTGATCTTGATGTATGCCTACCATGATTACCTGGAACAGATACAACATGTATATGTTTAAAAATCTTTAAAAAGCTATTCAAAATATCAGAAAATACTTTAACTGCTATCTGTAATTGCTCTCCAGTATCACCATCGATAAAAAACTTCTGCCCTCTATATATAAAATCGTTATCAATAATATCCCCAACAAAATAGACATATAAAGTATCAATTTGATAATGCCCTGATAATAATTCGATAACTTCATATACCTTATTTACTAAATTATTCGCCTTATTAATAAAAATATCAAAATCATAAGTTCTAACTATTTCATTAGTTTCGGGATCGAGAAAATCATTTACTTTACCTGCATGTACATCGGAAATAACCAATACTGCCGATTCTTTTAATTTGCCCTTAAAAATATTTTTAAATTTCGGCGGTTTAACAAGTGATTCAGATTTAAGCTTTTCAATAAGTCCTTCTGAAAATGCTTTAACACTAAGTTCAAGTTTTTCTTTTTGAGCATCTATATTATATTTCTTCCTGAATAACTGTAAATAAAAACGAGCATCTCTGTCTGTTAAACCAAACTTCTTCGCTAATCGAATCCTTCCTATTGAAGGATTTTCAAGTAAAAAATCTTCAATTTCTTTTGGAATACTCATTTATCCCTCATGCAATTTCATTATACTCTCTTTCAACGATGACTGTACCAATAGAATTGTCATCAAAGTAGGAAATGAAAACATCCCAATCATCAGGATGGATTGTTAAACATGCAGCACTACCCCTCCAAAATTCATTCCATCCCTTATGTATAAATATTTCTGTTGCATAATGATTACCATTCTGATTGGGATTAGCATTAATTGTAGGTATTTTTCCACCTTTATTTAACAGTAAAGCAGGATGCCCTTTATAAGGATACATTTCAAATCTATATTCTCCTGTTTGAATACAGCCATAAGCCTTATCAAGCTTTATCTCAGGATTCTTAGGCTTATACGGATTAGGAAAAGTGCTCCCTCGTATTCCTTTTATTAATGTACCTGTCGGTAATTTAATGGAAACTTCGGCTTTATAGCCAAGCTCCGACCATTTACCTTTGTCATAAAAATGTACAATAAAAGGCATGATTTACCTCCCTAACCAAACTCCTAAAATTAATCCCCCAATAAACCAAATCTCTTTTCTTTGATACCATCTATATTTTGGAGTAATACGAATTTCCTTTGTAACTGTTATAACTTTATGAGGATAAGGTTTCCAATCAAAAAGAAAATGATTAACTGGTGGAAAATAATAAGAAACTTTTAGTTTGCCTTCATTAAAAGAAGTATCGGCAGTAGCAACTTGAAGACTATCGTTCCCCTTTATTTCATAAGTGCTATCATTCGTAACAAAAACTGTATCCTTTACAATCTTGGTTACTACCGCTTTTTTATAAATAATTTTTGGGGGTTGATGTATAATAACTGTATCAGTCTTAGTAACAACTTTTTCTATTACTTCCTTTTCACCTTTGCCAATAAAAAACCCGAAAAAGAACACAATTATTAAACAAACTATTGTTAAAATAAGAGTTATCTTAGTTTTCACTGCTCTCACTTCCCATTTTCTTTTTTCTCTATAACTCTTTGACCAACCTTACCTGTAATACCAAATCCAATCAACATACTTGCCATTGCCAAATCTTTGAATATAAAAGCATGGATAATACCGCAAGCAACAAGTACAAAAGAAAGCAATCTATTCATTGAATATTGACCAGCAGCATCTTTAAAAAATTCTAACATACATATCACCACCTTTCAAATTTTCTATATAATATACAACTTTTTTATATAAAATGCAAACATTGTGCTAAATAAGTTTAATAGCAGACAAGATTCCGAATATAGTCCCCACTACACCTATAAAAATAACCATAGCTGAAATAACTGCTTTACCCTTAGCTACCGTTTTATCTAAATCCTCAAGTTGTTTCTCATATTCCTCAAGCTTGGTATCGAAATATACATCTCGTTTTCTGATTAGATTCAATTCTTCCACTATAACAGAATTAGTCCCTACCAAATACTGACCAAGAGCAATAACCAAATCTCTTGTATTTCTTATATTGACAAAATCTGGGGGTTCTGGTAATTCAATCTTTCCGATACGACCATTCTTTTCCATGTTACTATCACCTCCTGATTTATGGATTTCCAGCTACTATTCTATAATAATATGTAGTTCCTGTTGTTAAAGCATCTTCATCTGAAACAATAAATTTAGCTTTTTCATTTTCATAATCATCAGGCAGTTTAAAAACAGGCATCCAGAAGATATTAGCATTACACCCAAACAAAGCTAAATCACATACAACGTTTCCGCTTACAACGGAAATATTTGGGTTTTGCGTCATAACCACATTACAATAATAAATATCCTCAGACCAGGAATCGAGCTCGAAATAAAAAGAAGTATTATTCTTAGGAGCTGTTAAAAAGGTTCTTGCTGGAATAAATGATTTAACAGGTTCTCCATTATCATCGACTGTTGCAGAAGTATCAAAATTTAAAGAAGACATTAATGTAAAGTTTCCGCCGCCAAACCCTAAAATATTAATGTATGAACTACTCGAATTGGCAAAAACTATATAATTTGAATCTGAAGTTACATCAAGACAAGTTACACCGCTTACATCTATATATTTAGAAATATAATCAACTTCTTCTGGATTAGATAAATTAGAAACATTGAGAACTGTAAGCTGATTATCATTAGCAGAGGCAATAAATAAGTAATTCCTTGATACATCTAAAGTTGCATCTCTAATCGTATCCAAAGGAGCACTAACATAAACATCAATAGTATTATAAGAAGTATCTAACAATTTATAACCTTCAATTCTAAAAATAGCAAAGAAATAATCATTAGAATATTTAACCAACCTTATACAGCCTCGAGCACCAATTGAATTCGATTCAGTATATTCCATGCTTTCAGGGTCATTTACATCAAATTCAAAAATATAACCATTTCCATTAGATAAAGTAACTGCAACATAAGCGTTATCGCCAATAATCATAATATCTTTTATAATATCTGCTGTCCACGAAGAAGTATCTGTATCAGAAATTAGAACATAATCATTGTAAACTAAATCTGTTCCATAAGATAACAAACCATATCCAGTTTCCTGGATTTCACCATTTCCAGGTACGTTCTCCCAATATCCTGCTATAAATATAGTTGACTCATCATCAGATAACGCAAGACTTCTGGCTTGAGCAGTTTCCACATTAAGCGACGTAGATGTTACAGTCGGGGAAGACAAATTGCTAATATCTATCTTATACAAAGTATCAGAATCAACAATAAATATATAATCCTCATCAGAAGTAACTATCATATCATACGGAGTAGAAGCAGTAACCGCCGTCGTAGATACTACGGACGGATTCGATTTATCTGAAATATCCAAAATTTGTAAAGTTCCGCCAGTGCTCAAACAAACAACATTATCGCCATTATTAATTATTCTTACTTTTTTCCACCCAGAATAACTACTCTCAAATCGTGCAAGCTTAGATACAGCGGTAACATTAGAAAACCAATTAACATCTGTTGGGGATTGCAATATAAATAAAGTAAAAGTATCTCCAGTAGATGGATTGCCTAAGGAATTACTTTTAGTAATAGTAATAGAATTCTCCGTGCGATTGGAGATATAAAGCACACAATCGGATTGAGCTTGTAAAGTAATAAAAGTTCCCGTTGTAACAGTTGATGGAATATCAGCACCATTATCATCATATTCAAGATAACCAGAGCCAAATGTTAAAGTAATAGAATTACCAGTAATTGGAATGTTCGAAATCCAATATTCTGACCAATCACCTTCAAAAATATATAAGAATACAGAAGAAGATGTATTATGTTGTGGAAAACTGGTATCTGAAGTTTCTACAATTGTTACTCCAGTAGTTGATATATCTGAAACATAAAAATATGAATCCCGTCCAGGATAGACAAGAACTTTTGGATTTATAAAACTGGAAGGTAAATATGTATGCCTGAAATAATCCTTCATATCACCGAAAGCATAAGTCCCACCAGTAGTTACACCAGTAAGCTCAACATACCAATCACCGAATCGTTTATAGTTATTTATCTCATAATCACCTAATTTTTCGTCTTCATTATTACAATGCCTTACCCAAAAACCCCTATCTTCAAGCGAATTTTTTTCAAGTAAATTAGAACTTGTAAAATTACCACTTATATCCAATTGAATTTTAAAATATAGCTCATCAGCACCTATATCAGTAGGTATTGTAAAATGTATTTCGGGAGTAGTATCTGCTACTAATTCACCTTCAACATAACTATCCGCATTATATTCGGGGGCTTCTGGTAATGTATTAATAGTAAATTTCGGGGATGTTAAATAATCGCTCCAATTATTTCCATCATAAGCTTTTATGCGTATATAAACTTCAGTTATATAAATATTAGTTTTTACATCAGAAGCCGCATCCCATACAAAAGTATGCTGCGTTCCATCAGAAGAAGTTAATAAATCATTAGTGCCTTCATTTGCTTCAACATCAAGACTTGAACATATATGCCAACTATCTCCACCATCTATTGAATACTCTACTTGAACATCTGCAAGTATTCGTTGTTCAGCATAAATAGCGTTTTGTTCTTTATCAAATTCAACATAGAATACCAAACCTTCATCAGTAGGAGCATTATAGCTTGTTAATACGTAAGTTATAGTAACAGCAGTCGAAAAAATCTGATCCTCTACTGGAGATAGAATAGAAGTAACTCGTACATTTGCAGGAACTATTGTTATGCTTCGTATTTCTGAATAATCAGGACTATAAGGCATATTACATCAACTCCATAGTGAAAACAATTCATTTACTTGGTTTGATGTTAATGGTTTTGCATATATACTTAATTTATCAAAAATATTATCAGCTTGATTTGTGCCTTCATCTGGACTTGTACCACTCGATTTACATCCCCAATAAAACCAATCAGGCATAGACTCAGGCTCTGACCATGCACTTCCAGTATAAGTAGCGATAGGTGTTGAATTATCTTTATAAATAACCAACTTATCTGTTGCTGATGCATCATAAACAAAAGCTAATTTAGTCCATGTATTACTGAATGTAAAAGATGTTGAAAGTGTTTTAGAAAGTATAGTAAAATATAATTTGCCATCAGATTTATTGTAATAGATATCAATAAAATCAGGGGCATGGAAAAGATAGAAATTTTCTGTTATTTGTGTTGAAGAAAGAAATGGTTTCCACATAAAAGCAATACTGCCTTGCTCCCATGTTAAAACATTGGTATTCGGATATCTCAATACATCCCCGCCATCTATAACAAAAGCATTATAAGTATTCCCTGCTTTATCAGAAATATACGAATCTGCTTCTGGTGAAGCATGAACACCAGCAGAAAGTGAAATAACACTTAAAGGTAAATAATAATCATTACTTGTTGCATGTCCTGATTGAGCCCCTTTACCCGTCCATACATAATCACCATTAGAATCTATACGTGTATAATAAGAATCGGAATCTACTGCATTGCCCCTAATCAATTTTGCCACTATTATATTATCATAAATTACTGCCATATTTACTTCCTCTTAATGTTTTCCTCAGCTAATCCAAAATATAAGGCAATTTCTTTTAATACATGCTTCGGATTATCTAAAAAAGCTTCAAAATCTACTATTAAATATTTCAACTTATTCTCATGGATAAATTTAAATATTGTATCATAAGCTTCCATTAAATATAGCCATGCTTCATGTAAAGAATTAAACTCCAATATTTCAACAAGATGGGTACATGCATTAAGCCAATCCCGCATAGCAATAAGAACAAGAACTTCATTATATCCCTTATCGAGGATATCCTCATATAAATTATTCAATTCTTTATAGCATATTTGACTATTAACATCATAAGATAATACAATATTAGGAATATTTGTTGCTTCAGGAATTTTTTTACCACACTTTGAACAAAACAAAGCTATTTTATCAGCAAATACCTGTACTCCAATTGCCATACCGCCTAATACCAAAACTGCTTTTGTGTTATTCTTTTTCATCATCTTCTTCCACATATAATAATATTTTATCATTTTCTACTTTGGCTTTAATAATAGGAGCAATATTTGTTTCCCATACAGGAACTGTTGCATAGTAATCACTAAAAACTACATAAACCTCTTTTTCATAATCTTCTGTTGGAATAGACCATAACAATTGCTTCAAAGTCATAATAAACTCCTTAATTTTACTAACATCCCCAAAGCACATCCTAATACATTCCATACAAAAATATCCTGTAATGAAAACTTATCTGAAAAAAGTAATTCCTTTCTTAAAAATTCTACTATTTTACTGTTAGAAATCGGAGAATATTCATAATAATAAGGCTTGAACCCATCCCCAATCTCCCATAGCAATCCAATGATATAAGCCCAAAATGATGAGATTAGAATAGATAAAATAAAAGAAAAAATAACGTGGGTCAAATTATGGAAATTTAATTTAATATTTTCTAAGTCATTGTTAATCTTAAACATAACCTAACTCTTTAAATATACTAACCAAAAACTTCCAAATTTAAATGTTGCAGTAGCATTACTATTACTTCTAACTTGCAATTTAAAATTCCTGCCATATCCATTAACAGTAAAATATAAAGGCAAAGTTACAAGACTATAAGAACCAGTACCCATACCAGTTTGCCCCAGAATATATCCCGCTTGTTCAGAATCCGTTAGATTAAATAATCTAAATTCAAATTCAACCCCATTATTCCCTTCAAATACTAAACTAACCATTCCTATATAATCACCAGGATTGCTGATAGTCATTACATCCCCGCTTAAAACAAACCCATAAGATTCTGTACCAGACCATAAATCATGGGCTACATTAGTAATATGATACCAACTACCAGCGGTTAAATTTATGTCAACATCTTCTTCTTCAAATCCACCATATATCAAATAAGTGCTATCAATAGAGATTTGATTAAATACTGAAGCTGTCTTATGAGAAATAGCCATTTATACCACCATCCTTTTCATTCTTACAACAATATCTAAACTTGCACTATTCCAATTATCCGCTGTTATATATACTGTATCATCAGCATCAAAAGTATCAATTTTCTGTAAAATGGTTAAACTTGCAACATCATTGGCGGCAAAATCAGCAGAAGCTACTATTTCAGTACCTCCTGAAGTAAACCCAAATTTCAATCCAGTAATAGTATGATTAGTGGTTTCTTTACATACAATAGAATCTATTGCATACCCTTTTGGTAATGTAAAAGTAGTATCAGCAGTAGCAGTAAATTTGTAAATTTCCTCGTGATTTGCTGGTAAATTGAATGGTGTTGCACTATTTACAGTTCCGTGTAATTCATTCCCTGATAAATCTATCCATTGATTATGCCCTATGCCAGAAGGTTCGTATTGGGCAACGCAGCCAATTTGTCTCACTTCTACCGCATCAACATAAAAATAATCATTAATATTTCCAATACAAGTTACATATACAGTTTGATCATTATTTACATACTTGCAAATAAATTCCCCCCTATACTGAACCCAGTCGCCCGATACTTCGCCTGTAGGCTCTAAAACTGTCTGTGTCTCACTTTCATTGGCTCGCCCTACTCTAACATTAGCTACCGACGACATAGTTCCTTTATTTACCCATATTGTTACTCTATATTTCTTTCCAAGTTGCAAAAAACAAGAACCGCCTTCTTTCAAATACCACCCCATTCGATATACTTCATCAGGTGCGGTTACATTAGCGGTAAATTTTACTGATGCTCCAGAATTATAATATACAGAATTGTCAACCGAAGCTGTAAGACGATAAGTATATAGATTTGCCACACTATCAAAATCACGATTATCCCCAAGCAATTTCTGACTTGCTCCTTGATACTTATATGGAACGCCATAATACATGATTTCCTGGATTTCGGATTGGGTGAGAGCAATATTATTCAAATAAATGCTATATAACATACAGTTAGTATATGTCGTTCCAACCAATCCAATATCTAAAGCATTACTGTTAGATATATCTCCCACGCTTGTATAAGTACCAGAACCATGAGTACCAGCAACAAAATTTCTCCTAATCCCATTTTCGTATAAATATGCTGAAATATCCCTATCATTAACCCAAAATATATTATATACTTTCTCTTCTTCAAGAGCAACATCAGAACGCATTTGCCATGTATTTGTACCATCAGATATTACACACAACCAATATACATTACCACTTTCTTTTACAATACCTAATTGATAGCCAACAGCAGTAGCAGTATCCCGCTTCCTTATCAACGCTGGCGTTCCCCCTTCAGTCAGTTGAGAAAAATATCCGCTTGGAAATTTGACTTTTACTCCTATTACAAAGTCATCAGTTCCAAAGTCTAAATTATTATCATCGGCAATTTGTATATAGTCGTTTATGCCATCAAAATAGTATCCAGGACCTTTCGAAGAAAGATCTATAAGAGATTGACAATTAGCAAACCTAACTCCATTCCAATCAAGATAACCCGAAACAGGATTATCACCTCTATACACCTCATTCGTATCCCCAGTAATATTCATTATATCTTGTAAAGTAGAAGCAATGGTTCTATTAGTTAAAGCCATGGTTGCCTCCTTTGCACTATATTAAACTGCGTCATTCCACAAAACACTTGCATTTTCCCAAGTAGCTGTTGCTGAATAATAACCATTCCAATAATAATTGGCAGTATTCAATTCTGTAAACAAATAAATCTCAGCTTGAGTATCTCCACTACCAGTAACAAAGACTTTCGAAATAAGTTCTTCATTACCAGTTAATTGATGTATATCATTGAGCAATAGCCCAGAATTATTTCCAAAAACTTGAATACCAGCATAGGAACTTGCAGTTCCTTTCAATATGCCATAAATCAAATAAGGGGTATTTGCTTCAACATCAACTAATCTATATATCCAACCGCCGATTGATTGGCTAATCTGCAAACTCTTAGTATCTCGTAAAGCACTTGAAGTCAATGAAGCAGTAGTGCCAGAAGAAACATTCCAATTGGAATAATCTGTTTCAAATGGTTCAAACATAAGTTTATCAATGTCAATAAAAGTAGGTCTGGAATTAGTTAATTCTCCTATCAGCATAAAAGCAGTTTCGGGCTCTGCAATAGGAATTGTCTGAGTCATATAAGAATCGACTTCAGAATCTGCTATTGTTCTATTCAAGAAATGAATATGTACTTTACCCTGTAAGCAATTCTCTCCTATATTTCGCCAGGTTTGCCCAATAGAAATAGTATTATCAATAGAAGAAAATTCGCTCCATGCAGAAGCATTGTTAGCACTTTCACCAGTATTTAATTCTGCTTTTAAATAATTAGTTCCATCAATAGTTTTATTTCTATTACCCCTTACAATTAAAGTATAATAATCACCTAAGTTTAGAGATTTTTGAATATTGCAACTCTTATCTCTAACAACTACATTAAAAGCATCCTGATTATACCTTATATAAAAAACATCATTAGAATTTCCGTAAAAATCGAAAAAATAAAATGTAGTTGGTTTCGAAAATAATTGAAACTTTATTATTACAGTGAAATTATTTAAATCAATATGCTTATAATGTTGCCCAACTATCTGGCCACCAACTGGAATATAGACAATATCGTTGTTTGACAATACCAGCATTCTTGCTGGCAAATCGGAAGTACTACCATAATTTCTAAATCCAAATCCAGGCGTAAAATATCCTTTTATCATCACTATCCATCATTATATATAACTATCGATATAAACATTTACAGTATTACTTCCTTTAACCCGAAAAGCTAATTTAGAAGCCTTAAACACAATTCTATTCTCATATCCAGTAGTAGTAGCTATTAATTTATGCCGCTTTGTAGAATCTCCTAAATCAGTTGAAGCATCAGAAGAATCAACAACCATATATATAATATCATTAGCACCTTCGCATATAACTCTATGGAAAAATCTTTCACCATCAAGAGTTACTTCCGCAGTTGACCCGCTGGTAACACCTGTTAGTTCAAAATGATCACAAGTATCATAATAGTCCTGTGTCCTAACATGATAAGACGGAGTAAATCCAACCATAAAACACCTCCACAGGGTAAAAGGGCGGAGCTATACTCCGCCCTTACTTAACTATCATTAAGGATGAGATTTGATAATGTATCTATAATCCCTGTGAGCAGCACCAAATCCTACACTTGCCTTATAAGCAACGACAATATCATTCATAAAGCTCATTTCCGAATTAGCCGAAGATTTAGTTACATTGAACTTTTCCCAGAACAGAACTACCAACTGTTTCTTGAAATCACCAAGATACCAATCATCAGAATCATTCAAATAAGGAGTATGATACAACTTAAAAGCATAAGGTCCTTGAGGTCCGAATGGGTTCTTAGCATTATTGGTAGTATCATACTGCATTGGTGAATAAAGCAACTGCCAGGCAGTTGTAGCTTTAGCAGAATGAACCAGCAATACAGAGGGCTTTACAGTTATTTTATCACCATTTTCATCTACCATAGAAGCAGCATACTGCAAAGCCTCAGCAATCGCAGAAGTACCAAGTGCAGTAGTTATCAGATTTTTATTTACCTGACTCCCCATATAGCTAAGAGAACTATGGTCAGCAGAATAGAAATTAGACTGCGTAACTTTTGTCCCATCGAAAACAGCACAATTCAAATCTGAAGCTGTTTCAAAACCGAACAGAGTTCTTGGTCTAATCTCTATGGTTTCAATTATGAACTCCTCAAACTGGTCGGCAAACTTTTCACCAATCCTTTTGGCTTTATCAAGAATCTGACCTGTCTTATCACTATAAATAAGCTCCTTAGTCAAGCCGATAGCTCTCTGGAATTTTCCCAATACAACCTTGCATTTCTTTTCCCCGAAATCGGTAAACGAGACAGGACCCTGAGCGGGAACAAACTCAAGCCCCTCTTCCCCAGTAAATCCATAAAGCTCCTCACTGTCAGAATTAGAAGCCTCTCCTTCAGTATATAAATCAGAAAGCTGCTCTTTCCGATACTCAAAATCGGGAATCATAACACTGGCAATAACATATTTAGTAATATTCGGAAAGGCAGACTTCGAAACAGCTTCCTTTACCATATCAGTATCACCATAATCAATATAATCAATACCTACCTGTTTGGCACATCCTTCAAACAAAGCCCGTATGGAAATATTTGAAGAAGATTCTTTGCCAGAAACCAGCTTATCATAGAGCTCTCTACCAGCAGCCTCATAAGCCATATAGGCATTGCCATATTCATCTACTTTTGACTGAATGAAATTGCTTATTGTGTCTATTCTATTCACTTTAAATCACCTCCTTAACCTTCGGTAATTGTATCAAACAAGAATCCGCCTTTTGTCAACGCATTGAGATAGAACTTACATCTGCTACCAGCAGACTTGTTTTCCAATGCCCATAGAAATCCTTCCTGTGTAGCTTTGGCAACATTCCAATCAGTTCCATTAGCACCAGCATTTCTCTTGTAAGCATCTCCTATCTGAGCATTCCCACCACCAGAAGCGATGGGCACTTCAACAATAGCCTCAAGAGCAATACTAACTCTACCAGCTTCACCAGATTCATGCCCTTCCAGAACAACACCAAGAAAAATTGAATTATCACCATTATAAGCTACTGCAGAACCCCCAGAAAGAGCTGCAAAATCTCCATAAGCCAATTCAGTACTCGAATCAACAGGAACAGAAATTACCAACATAGGATTATAATTACATACACGAACATTGCTTTTCATAGCCATAGTCTATTCACCTCCTTATAGCTGAGAAAAAGTCTTCCACAGTTAACTTGTTATCTTTAGGTGTAGTTTTAGGTGGTTTAGTCTTCCCAGCATCATCGATTAACTTTTTAGAATTGCTTAAAGATTCAAGAGCTGAAATTGCTTGCTTAATTTCTTCCTCATCTTTCTTATTCAATAGGTCTTTCTGAATATACTCTGGCAAATCTTCGAATTTCCCGAGTTTAGATTCACCGACAAGTTTCTTAACCAGTTCCTCTTTCTCTCTTGCTTCTTTCTCAGCTTTTAACTTTTCCAGCTCCTCGCTAATTTTCTCAAGCTCCTCTTCTTTTCCAGCAAGCTGTTCCTTAATACCTTCGAGCTCAGTAAGCAATTCATCAGCTTCTTTAGCCTTTTCCTCAAGTTTCTTAATTTTCTCAGATTCGTTCATTTCTTTAATAATGCTTTCCTTTACTTCTTCAAAGAGTTCGGGATATTTCTCTTCCAACTCTTTTAGTGTCATATTCTCATCACCACCTTCCTTGCTATGGTTTGACTCATAGGCTTTAACAATATCCAATTGAGATAGCTGTTTAATAAATTCCTTCACAAGTTTCTTGATATCGTTTCTCTTATCCTCTGTATTTTCATAAAAACTCCATCTAATTTTCTCAAGAAAGTCCAGAAATCCTATAACAAGTGCTTCTACTGCACGTCTTTCAGAATATTTATCAACGTATTCCCGAAAATCTTCAATAATACCTTCAAACAATTCTGCTAACTCAGAGTCGAATGCAGAATGTAACACTCTTACTGCTTTACCGCCAGCAGCATCATAATCAACAACATCAAGCGAAACCGCTTCAACAAACTCCTCTACTATAAAACCGCTCTTGCCTTCCATTTTACCTTTCTTACCCCGTACATAGGCATGAATAGAAAACCTAACATTTTCAGGATCACGTTTTACTTCATCATAAATCCAAGAAGTCATAGGATTATTTGTGAACACCATTTTAACATAAGTCTTTCCATCTTTTCCATAAGCTTCTGTAATTGTAGCAGCCCATTCCTTAACATCTCTACCAATTACGATGCTTTTAGTCTCCCGTATATGGTTCACAAACACCTTAGGACGTTTCAATAAGAACGGAGCAAGACTCTCAGCAACTTCTTTAGAATAATAAACACCATTTGCTGACCAACCGCTTTCCAGAGCTATTGCCTCAATAGACCGTTCCTCATCATTGAATTTAGCTTCTGTAAGTGAGATAGTAATAGCTTCATTAACTTCTACACAATCTTCTACATCTACATCAAATCCCTCTTTCTTTTTCTTTTTGGCTTTTTCCTTTGCTTTATTAACAGCAGCCCAAGCTACCGCAAAAGCATAAGCTTCAGCATTCGGAGCTTTATGCTTCTTCGGATCATAAGAATGAAATGCAGCATTAAAAGCTTTAACCCATATTTCCCGATATTTCTTAGGCAATTTCTTTACATTATCAGGTAAATCTCTATCGCTTATTCCTGAGTACGGCATTCTATATCACCACCTTTAAAGATTATGTGAGTTTAAATACTTCTCTGTCTTTAAAAGCAGATTAACTGCTTTTACTACATAAAAAATCATAACAATTTCCCAAACCAAGCAAAAATTCTCAAGCATCATCGTGCCTAATTTAAGAAAATTAAATTACCATTGTCAATTTCCATTGTCAAAAATTTTTGATAATCGAAATTCTCCGATAGAAAATAAACGAAAAATACAACTTCTATTAAATCTTTTTTAACTACATTCCCAATAATTGATTTAGATTTCCAATCGTTAATAGCTATAATTAACTCATCGAAAGATTTTATTTCTTTTTTCTTGGAAAGGTAAGATTCTAATTGAAGAAGATAATAAGTATAGTTATTAAAACTTTTCTCTGTTAAGAAACCATATTCGACTTTCTTACGATATAAATAATATAAACATTTAACTAAATTTTTAATCAAACATCATCACCACCTCTTAAATCGCAGCATTTGTAGTAGTATAGTCTGTGGAATTAAAAGAAGTACCGTAGTCTAAAGAGCCAATTTTGATAGTAGAAGAATAATCGGGGGCAGACCATTCGATTCGCCAGGGTCGCCAAGGATAAAGTGGGTAGGAATCTGGACATGGAGAACAAGGATAATATATATAAATAATTCGAAGCTCCTGTAAACATGAATCTGAAGAACCTTTCTCTGCCTTTTTGAGCAGTATCTTCTCTATACTCCCATCAGGACGAAGAATTATTTCTATATCCGCACAATGAACGTTCTCTTTGTTTAATTGGGAAATTAAATTTCTTACAAATTCAGCTACATCACTTTGAGGTTTCATTCTTTTCCTCTTTTCCACCAATTACAAATCTTAAATACTCACTTAAAGTTTGAGCAATGGTAAATTTGTCGTTTAAATTTTGCAAAAGTGCAATATAAACAGACAGCACATCGGGAAAAAATTTAAATGTTTTTCCGTTGATAGTAGTTTCTGGTAAAATATCGAAATTCAAATCATCGTAAAGCACAATAGTAATAGCGTCAACGATATTTTTCTTTTCAGTTTGCAAATTTTCTGCTTTAAGCAATTCATTTCCTTTCATTATCACTCCTCCTTAGACTTAGATTTATCATCTGAAACATCTTGCGGATTTGTAAATAATTTATCTCTACGTTTCAAATAAATTTCCTGCTCTGGATCATATCCAGCTTTAGCAGCAAGGGTTGTTTTTGAAGCTATTTTCATTGAATCATGTATTTGCAATACCTTAGCCATTTCGGCAATATTCTCTCTAACCACATCAGGAAAGACTATCTGTATTGGTATATTTTCAGTCTCTATCTCAACATCTACACCTGTTTCGAAAATCTTAACAATTCTGTTAAGAAACTCTTTATTTTCCGATTTATTAGATTCAAGCACTTCTACCATTTCCTGCTGGCAATCGGTACGCAATTGCATACATTCAGTAACAAACTTAACATCCACAAGATTATTATCATAATCATCGGAATTAATAACAGTGGTAAGTATTCTCAAAACTTCATCAAGATAGTCTTTGTAAGTTATATCGCCATTACGATAATTTTCATACAAACATCTATGCTTATAAACAAGATGCTCCTTAATAAACTTCTTTACAACAACTTTCTCAGGCAAATTACCCGCCTCAACATTAGCTCTAATCACAACTTTAAACATTTTCTTAAACAAATTATCCGATACAAAATCCTGAACTGCAAGAACATTCTGACTGAATGGGGTATCCATTTTACGTAAGCTTGCATACACCGCGGCATCAGCTCTTTGAGTAAGCACATGCATTGGTATCCCAGAACCAGCAGTTATTTGATATATTAGAAACATCCCGTCTTCCTTAGCATCATCAGCACCTATTTTGGCATTAACTACCTCCCATTTTTTGTCGGGAGTAGAAATTTTAATAGTTCCGCCAGCAGGGGCAGGTTTATATCTTTCCCAGGCATCCGATTTTCTTGTGGAAATAGTCAAAATCCAGACAACACGACCTTTTTCGTGATTGATAATAGCTCTATCATATAACCACTGCTTAAACAAATTTGCCCACTTAAGAACCCTTTCAAGAAAAATTCTGCTTCGAACTTCCCTATTGGGCATGAATTTAACATATTGGACTAACTTATTAGGTCCCTGCCATCCTTTTTCACCTTCCCATTGCGAAGTAATACCAATCAGCGGATTGCTTTTGTAATTATAATACTCAATATCGGGATAGTATCTATCTTCAATATTCGCTACATTTGCAGAAGTAACAAAACTCCTGTGATATGCCAATATTGTTGCCTTGTCATCTGGATCGGTTTCGATTTCTGTTATTTCAGCAGGAGGAATTTCTCTCACCAAAACAGTTCCATCATTACCGAGATAATATAAAATAAATAACTCACTTTCAACAATTAATAACCATATCCTCTGGCGGGAAAAATTTTCCATATCATTATCACGCCAGAATTTTTCCAGCACTTCTTGAACAGCAGGAACTTCACATCTGAATTTTATACCCCTACCAAGCACAAATCTTTCATAAGTATCTGGAATAGCTCCAACAATCGGGTCAGTAAATGCTTTATTATATGCCAATTCCTGAATTACCCGTCGTTCAGCATCCGACTGCTCCGTAGAAGCTATTTCTGTAAAATTAAAGGCATTACCTTCACTAACCATCTTAATAGCAAGCTTTTTTCTATCGGAAGCCATTATCTTACGTTTATTCACCTGTTCGTAAGCTATCGACTCCGTAAGTGCAGAATAGAACAAATCATCCGTCACAACAGAAGTATTAATACCTTTCTGAATTTCATCGATTACACTTCTATATTCTTTCTCCACATTAGCAACTGCTTTTCTAATAGCTTCATCAACATAACTTGAAAATTTCTTACGAGTCATTAATACGGGTAAAAATTCTCTAAGCTTGACCATTCCTCATCACCATCCTTAGTCAGTGAATAAACATTTTCTTCGTCTATTATGTTTGTAATATCACCTCGTACTTCTTTATAAAAAGCAGCAGCTTTCATATCTGCTTCTGAAGATATCTCACTTTCATCAAACTCAGTATATGGCTCATTGTTCATAGCATTAAACACCGAACCCGCCATACTTTCAAGTAAATCCAATGTCAAAGAAGCGGAGGAACTTTCAATAGTAACTTTACTGCCATGTATTCTGCGTTCGGCATGTTTGATTTCTTCATCAAGAGCCTCGATGTATGGGCAGATTATTCGTTTATCATAAAAAGCTTCTTTTAAAGCATTCCAGGCTGCAAGATAATTGCCATGAGTAGTAATTCGCTTAACCTTATTTGGCAAACTATAATCAACAACTAACTTCGTAGCAGTTCTATCAATAGATAATCTATCGCAGGCATATCCTTCATTTACAAGAATTTGCACACTTTCCAGACTGCCAAATCCATCATAAGAAATTAATTTCAAATTAAATCCACGTCTTGATAATTCATAAATAATCAACTCTCGAATATCGGGTAATAAAACTTCTCCGCCAACAGGAGCATAAATTTTAGCAATAAAATCAAATTTAAAAACTGGTAAAATAGTCTGCGACTCTATCTCTCCAGAATCATCTTTATATACCCGCATTACCTTTTTGAAATCAACAATATGACACATACTAATACCAGTAGCATTTATCTTCTGACCATAATCAATGTGCATATATCTTGCATAAGTATCTTTGCAATAAAAATCGTCATCAAATATCCACGTTTCAGGATTAAAGGGATTTGGTATATCTTTATCAATACAGGCACTAACAGCATCAGCATTTAGAAACGGAGTCACTGTACCAACAGGAATACTAAAAATATTTCTCGCCGTTTCAATCGGATTTTTCTTAGTAGCTCTATAATAATCCATAGGCACTCTAAGTATTGGCATATTCAATTATCACACTCCTCCAAATCAAAATCAAACGTATTTGCAAAATAGGAAAGTGTAACAGTTTCGGCAGCCTTTTTAGAAAATCCTTCTTTTCTTAATCGCTTATAAAATTTACCCATCAATTCAGCAAACAACTCGAAAACCTTTGCATATTGCAAATAGATTTCGAATGTCTGAATAAGAGTATCCATTTCAGCAGCAATACTTTTCAATCTTTCCTCTGCAAGTATTTCCTGTGCTCTGTTTTCAGCATCCTTGTCCATTTAATCCTCCTGTGTAGCTTGTTCTATTATTTGCCATCTAAGTTCTAATTTGTCTGGAAAAGGTCTATCAGCTCTTACAAGACCTCTTCTTTCCAGCATTCTCAAATATTTTCTTACATCTTTTACTTTAAAATCAGCAATTTGAGATTGCACAAAGTCTTTAATTTTCGTAGTAGTTGCCATACCACCAAGCTTTTCAATAACTGCCAAAAGCACCATCATGTTGCTAAAAGCATTTTTAGCTTTCATAATTACACCATACAGCTATTGATAATTTCACGTGCTTTACCTTCATCGTCAATAGTTAAAACCCCGTTTCGATAGGCTTCTAATAATTTATCATTCGGGTCTTGATTCCGATCGCCGAATATAATGTCTTCCACGGGACGTTCAACATAATACTTATTCAGCAAAGCAACTTCTCCAGGGTCTTCAATAATCTGCAACTTATCGGTATCAAAATAAAAATACTGCTTGGTCATATTGAATTTGTCAGGATGAATTTTCCAGGGTAATAGAATCTTGAAAAATATTTCTTCTTCTGCAATACCTTGATATGCTTCTTTGATTTTTGTCATCAAAAAATCTTCGTCATAATTGAGAGAGCTTAATAGTATCCCTAAACCATCCTTTTTGAAACGTGACCGCATACGTCCGAGTGCTGATTCATAAGCTTCTTTTGCCTGGTCATAACATTGGGATTTGTTACCCAACCTTCTGGAAGACCTATCAACAATTTGCAAAAACGAAACCTCATCCATCACAAACGAAAATATATCATAACCAGCATTTGCTGCTTCTGTGGCAGTATTTGGAAACACAACTGTATTATTTCCTGGAATAACTATCTTCGATTTTACTCTCGGATTTACTGGAAAATAATCTTTATTAAACTGCGTATGAAAGCAATGAATCATCGAAGAAAATGTAATGTCCTTCGATTTTTCAACTGTTTTCGACAATGCAATAAAGGCAACCTGTTTTGTCGGAATTAAGCCATAATACTCCTGTGGACATGCTCGTGGACTATCTTCTTTGAATTTGCAAGTGAATCTATACCAATTAAGCCAATTCATTACAGCACCAAATCCGCTTGTCTTTCCAGTTCCGAAACCCCCGAGAATACAAATAACTTCAATAGGTCTTTTTTGCATTTCTTCCCAGACTTCAAAAAGCAAATCGATAATGCCAGGATATAGCCATTCTTTAGCATTTAAAAAATATTCATCAAATAACAAGTCTTCAATTGAAACATTGGCAAACTCCTTAGCTTTTTCTTTAGTCCATGAAAATTGAGCACCAAAATACTCTTTCTTGAGATGTGAATCAATCCAATTTTTTGCATATACGCTAAGAACGTCAACTCTGCTCATTTTTTACATCTTCAAACTTAGCTGGTATTTCACTAACTTGCCGTTCTTTGCTGATAACTTCTGCATCCCACATTTTTGGTATCTCCTGAATAGGCTTGAAATCTCCTCTAATCATTCCAATAGCAGCCATAGGAGCAAATACTTCATCTACCATCTCAGCAAGCAACTCTCTCAAAGTTTCCTTCGATAGCATTTTAGATAGCTTATACACAAGAAAACTCATTACCTGGTCAATAAACTGTCTAACCGTAATAGCGTCAATCTTCATAGACCCTTTAATTCTGGCAGCACTCTCTTTGGACTTAATCATATCCTGAGTCAATTCTTTCAAAAATCGAATATCAGATTTCGTAAATTCTGGCTCTGGCTTCTTCATCACATTTTCCAGAAAAGTCAACAATAATCCCTGCTGAAATCGAATCTCATCAGTCACATCATCAAGCTTAACTTCTAAATCTTCCGCCTGTTCTAACAACTTTCCAAGAGTAGTTTTTTCAGCATATTTAGCAGCAAGCTTTACCCATAACTTTTTACCAGTTTCAAACTTATCGTGATACAAGCAATATCCATATCCAGGATGATCTGTCTTCCATCCTGCTTCATTTCTACATCTTTTTCCAGTTTTCTTATCTGGAAACCCGCAAACCCGACGGCTGTAATCAGGAGTATAATCGTCTTTCAACAAATAGCATTCGTCTTCAGAAAAGCAGATAATCCTATCGTCTCTGTAAATAGTAGCTTTAGGACCTCTTGGCATCGGAATCTCCATTCAAAATTTGTAACTCTTCTTGACTTAAATTAAACGTAATCATACGAATAAAACCCTCAAAATCTATGTTATCCTCTGGATGAGCTTCCCGATAATCTTTAAACACTTCTTCTAACACTGACCTATACTTCTCAATCAATTTACTATCCACTTTCAACTCACCACAGGTAATATAAACAATAAATAAACAAAATGCAAGTAGCAAACTATATTTTTTTATCAAAAAATAGTTCCACAACGTAAAAAATTAACAAAAATTCAATACAAGCCCTGATAATACCACTATTGCAACGAACTCAATAGCAAGTATGATAACACCCAAAAGCGAAGATATGCAATCCTGAATTAATTGAGCCGTTGCCAGCAAGCCGTTTTGTGGCAGGCTGCGATGTTACTGTGATTAGGAATCGTAGCACGATTTTTAAAATCGTGTCACAAACAAAGATAAATATTACTACCGTAATATTTATCAGTATATCAGGACAATAAGAACAATAAAACACAATAACAATAAGCTCTCAGGACAACTAAACTCATAGTGGTCCTAATTAACTCTACAAAATTAAATATAAATAATAATAATATTAATATAAATTATTATAATATAATATATTATAATATATATTGTTTCGCATTTTTTACAAAATCGCCACCACGCCCCGTCGAGGTCGGCAAAATTTTCCTACTTTTTTCGGCTTTTCTCAAAAATGGGAAAACTCGTCGAGAAACTTTAATAATTTAAGAGGTTGCCTATTTCCATTCGATTTTAAACTGAACTCAATTTTCCATTGAATTTATAAACCCTTTTGAAATATTTGATTTATAAAATTAGATTTTTGCCTATTTTTTACAATATGTAGTGCCTTAAAGCCTAATTTTGGGTAATGAGTATTGACTTTATTTTTTGGTTTGTAATTTGTGATATTAGTCACAGAATTTTTAAAATTTTTCACATTTTTCAAACCTAATTTGTGATATTAATCACAAAATTTTAATGATTTGGTTTTTGGTTAATGAGTCTATTTGTAATATTAATCACAGAATTTTAATTGCTTTTCACTGCTATTAGCTTTCGTTTGCCTTATTCTACATATAGAATAGGTCTGGAAAGAATTTATCTATGCCTTAGTTGCTCTAAAAAGTGCCTATTCTAATAGTAGAGTATTCTATTAATAGAATAGGTTATAAAAAATCATTATAGTATTGTATTTGCTGACTTTTTTGATTATATTTGATCGGGGGTGAAAGGATTCGACTGAATGGTTATTAACCATTCAGGAAGCAGGTTCGATTCCTGCCACCTCCACAAGATTTTTGATGAGGTTGTAATGAAAGTTCTAATAGTTAACATAGATAGTAAGATACCAAATTTGGCATTAGCCAAGATTGAAAAGTATCATAAGGATAGAGGAGATGAAATCTTTTATGATTTACCTATATATAGAGATATAGTTGATAAAATCTATGTTAGTTGTGTATTTTCTTGGAATAAGTTTCTTGTGGAGCAATGGAATTTTGAGCATGCTGAAATAGGAGGAACTGGATGGGATATATTAAAAAAATTGCCTCCAGAAATAGATAAAGTAAAACCACGAATCAATATAGGATTTACAACGAGAGGATGTATAAGAAAGTGTAAATTTTGTGTAGTTCCAAAGAAAGAGGGGCATATTTATATTAAAGGAAATATTTATGATATATGGGATGGCAAGAGCAAAGATATTGTATTATTGGACAATAATATTCTTGCATTGCCAGAACATTTTTTCTTTATCACGGATCAGATTAAAAAAGAAAAATTGAGAGTTGATTTTAATCAGGGATTGGATTGCCGATTGTTAACAGATGATATTGCTAAGCGGTTAAGTGAGATTAATCATGCAGAATATAAGTTTGCATTTGATTTTGTAGAAATTGAGTCTTATGTCATTAGAGCGATTAATCTTTTAAAGAAGTATGGTATCAAGCGATGTACCTGGTATGTATTAGTAGGATTTAATACAACTCCAGAGCAAGACTTATATAGAATTAATTTGTTGCGTAAATTAAACCAGAATGTTTTTGTTCAACGTTATAATTATAAATCAAATAAAAAAGTAAAGAGTAATTTGTTTTATACCGCTTTATCACGATGGGCTAATCAACATCATATATTTCAAGGTATGGATTTTGAACGATTTTTAAAGTATCCTGAAAATAGACGTTATAAGGATTTTTGCTTGAAATATAATTATCCCATGTCACTTTAAGGTTTCTGTTGCTAAACGATCATTGATAAATACAAAATTATTTATTGTATTGTTATTGATAATTGGCAAGAAGAAAGAGGAGGATAAATTATGGCTTGTGTACATCTTATATTGTCCGTAGATGGGGAAAAGGAAGAAATTAAGGCTAATATGTCTGTTGAAGATATCATAAAGCTTCAAAAAGTTTTGGGGATTGATAAAGATAATTGTGAACTGTATATAGAAGATGTAGAAGGTAAAACCATTACATTAGCATTTAAAGATAGATTTGATATAAAATGATAGATAAGAATGATTAAAGATTCTATTCTCACCTAAAAATCTCTTTTTCTTTAATAATTTAAGATTTTGATAGCCTTTAGCTAAATTTCTTCCTTATATAGTTGCCTAAATAATTTAAGTTCCCCTTGTAATTCTCATATCGTATACTTTCATCATAATCTATACGATAACAACATTTCTATCGTATAGGCTCTTAAATCCTAATTGTCAGGATATCATCTCCTAACCACTTGACAAACAGGAAATTTTTTATTATATTACACACAGGATTAATGATGATGGAGGGAAAATGAAGGTAGTAATAACCAATTCAACTCTTAGTATGGCAGATAATGAAGTTATTAAACGATACGCAAAGTTAAAGAATCTGCCAGCAAATTTTGATATATCCCAAATAGACAGAACCGATTCTACCTTAATCCAGGTAGTAGAAGAATTAAATGCATCAGATTTCAAAATAATAGAAATCCCCGACAATGTTAAATGGACTATTAGAGAACAGGATAATAGTGAGTATTTAGTAGAAAACCATCAAATTTATAAATACAAAAATAAAACTTTAGTTGCAGAAATCTCAATATACTTTAATGGAAGTATTGCTACAACTTATGTATATAAGTTCAATGAACCTGCACATCTTATACTTGAAAATGGTACTATTTATGAATCTGATAGTTCTTTTCCGTTAGCATGCAACATTACAGATGTTTTTATCTATGCTGGCGATCGTAGAAATTGCTCTATCTCTGGTAATTGTGCGTGTATAATAAATAATGTTACTGACATAGAACTTTCTCATGGAATAGCCTATGTTTATGTGATTAAAGAATTTGAAATATGCTCTTAGGGAATCTACAAACCAATTTTTACTTTATTGTTCTATTTTTCCACAGAAAATCATAAATGCAGAACTTTACGAACAAGTTGCCGAACAAGTTAGCGAACAAGTTAATAAACAAATAACTCATTGTTAAATTATAAATATCCCCAGGGAATCTATGATCTGATTTTCACCAATAAGCATAATATCTATAAGCGTAATTTAATTTCCTATTAACTACCATTTTCTATCAATAAATAATACCAATACTATTAAGGAATCTATATAGGGAATCTAAAAACCTTTTTTCAATCCCCATTCTCAATTGTATACACCAAAATAAATAAATTTGTTAACAATAGTGTATTCCATTGAGAATTGTCTTTAACTATTTTGTTAATAATTGCTCATTAGAAAAATAATAGTTTGGTGTATTTAGCTGGCTTTAAGTATAACCGATAATTGCCCATTAAAATAACATTCTAAAAAATAATAATTTGATATACCTCATTAATTCCAAATGTAGGTTGTAGTTATCTGTTAGAAAAAATAATAATTTGATATATCTAATTAGTTTCAAGCGTAAGTTGTAGTTGGCTGTGGTTATATAAAACTGCATTCAGCGACGTTGCCAAATTTTTTCCGTTGGCTGGCACAATACTTGCAAGGCAATAATCTCTTTGGCACGGTGTTTGTAGATAGGAAAAACTTGCCTGAAATTGGCTTAAAGTTACCGAATATTTACCTGGAAATGTACAAAATCCCATTAGTTAACTGTTAAAAACTGTTAACAGACGTGGGTTTTTGCTAACTTTGGTATGGTCTTTGCAAGCGAGATAGGAAAAACTTGCCTACCACAGTTTCTGGCACACTTCTTGCATGCAAAACGGTTTTTCACCATAACATATTGGTAATCAAGGGATTGAAAGAAACAAGATGTTTTTGTGTTTGGTAAGTGATAGGTGAGAAATAGTTTCCTATCGGATATATAGTGATTGGATTGTTGTTGCTAAATATGTAATTGTTGGAAAATTGGAAAATTGTTGAAAGTATTGTAAAACGGGGATAAGCACTGGAAAATTGTTTGGTATACGGTAAATGATAATAGAATAGGACAGAATATCGCAAAACATCATAAGCTATGGTAAAGTATAGTGAGATTGTTTGTAATAAAGTAAGCTATGGTAAGATAGGACAGGATATTGCGAAATCGGATATAACCGTTGGAAAATAAGCTATATCGTTGAAAGGATTGTAAGATAGTGATAACTATGGTAAAACAAACAATCGATTGGTAAGGTAAAGCAAAATGATGTAAAATAATAGAAAGTTTGCAATCACAAGCTTTGCACGAAAAAAATTGCAAAAAAATTGCAAAAAGGTCTTGACAAAATACAATATAATGTATAAATTAGGATAGGTTTTTGAGAGGAGGGCGTAAGATGACTAAAGCAAGGAAACACTATCCAATTGGTTATGAGTCCGAAAGAGGCTGGAGATGTCCTCATTGCGGACAAGAGAATTCATATCAGCAAGTTATTTCTGAGCGGGGGACGTATCAGAGGGATTTGATTCTCAGGTGTAAAAAGTGTGCTAAGCTTTTCGAAGTAACAAATTAAAATAATCAAAATAAATAGGAGGGGCTTAAAATGTTTAAGAAGTATTTGGATTTAACAAAACTTTCCAGCAAGGAGTTGCAAGAGCTGGAAAGAATATTGGGGAGTCAAAAACTGCAAAGGAAAGTTTCGCGGACTAACTTTGAGATTATTGAAACTCCAAAACGTGGTGGAGTCAATATTATTGCAAACAGTGGTAAGGTGTTTTTTGTTGATTTCCAGAATTTGCCAAAGTATTTGCCAAAATCTACAATTATCAAACTGGTTAATCAGGGCTGATAATTATCAAGCCGTGCACGTTGTCAATTGATAGCGTGCACGGTTTTGTTTTTTGAGTTTAAAAAGTTAGTGAGGTTGTTATGATAGAGATATCAGAATATTCTAAAAAACATTTTAAACTAAACAAAAAACATTTAAACGAAATTAGTCATTTTATGTTTTTTCTTAATACTAAAAAGAATATTACAAGTCCAAACTTAAAAGTTATAGATAAGAGAAGCTTTATTGACTTTCACCTATATACTAAACGTCCTCTATATAAGCAAATAAGTAAATCTCTATTAGTCTATGTGGACTGATAAAGATTGTAAAATTATAAGCCTGATGTATAAAGCATCAGGCTTCTTGTATATGATAGGGTTTTGCCTGGTATTCCCTATCATATATATCTTACAAATACCAGGATTTTATTTTACCCCGATTACGGGTATTCATTTATTTCCCAAGCCTGTAATTGGGGTTTATATTTTCGGGATAAACGGGGTAAATGTGGAGCTACCCGTTTATCCTAACAACAATAGCTCCACGAATGGAGTTTATTATGGATTCAAGAAAAATTAACTGGAAAAACTTCGGTTATGTTAATTTTAACAAGAAAAACACAATTCAGGATCAGTCCAAGTCTGATCCTGATAGATTCGAATTTATGGGTAGGAAATTAACCATAGGTCAATTGAGAAATTTCTTTAATTCTGATACCGAACTTATGAAATTTATGTTTAGACAGAAATTACATCGTGGGGATTTCAAACATCAGGATCAGGTCGATAGCTGGTATATAGATGTAATACAAAAGTACGGAATTAATCCAAGCGGATTATTGAATTTGTTTAGAAAATTATTTATAGCTAATAGAATATTAAGAGGTTAATTATGAGTGAAAAAAGAATTTTATTATTAAACTCCGCTATCATGCCGACCTCTGGTATATATGAAATTAACAAGGTCAATAAAGAACAGTTTATCCGATTAATTCAATTCGCAAGTAAATATAACATCCTGGACTCTTATATCGGTTACGGCCAAGTCACAGAATATATCTATGGTATATCAGGAGTTAGGATTCCAGTTAATAGAACCCAGGCTATTCCAAACGTTGGTGATTATTTCCTGGTTATTAAGCTTACCAGAAGAGTAAGCAATCCAGCGGATAAAGGAAAGATTGATAGTCCTGAGTATGAGTTTTATTTTGGGATATACTACGGTGACAAATACGTTATGGAAAGTAGAGCCTGGTTAATAGAGGAATACGGGAAACTGGAGACTTACATATTACCATTCGAAGTTACGAAAGGCGAAGTTCGGGTATTTCTGAATGAAGAGTATTGTAAAGACACTGAAAGTGATATAGTTATCTATTATCCCGTTATTCCTGGCAATGAAAGTATTAGCTCGTTAGATATATCAAAAAATAAAGAAGAGGGTTAATAATGGATTTCAAATCTATTTATTGTCAATCCGATATTGATAAGGATTTGACATTATGGAAAAAACAGAAGTTAGAACAACTCAGAAATAACGGTGAAATATTCTGTTCTGTAAAGTATAACAATTATACAGGTTATTTTATTTCTATAATGGAAAGTAGGGGATATCAAACAGGTTATAGACATAAAAGGTATTTCTGGCTTGTTCTTATTAAGGATAACAGGATAATTGAAGTTACGGGTATATCCAGGGCTGGTTATCCTGGAATAATAGACAAATGGAATGAAAAAGATTTAACTTATATAATTTATAACAAAAAATTATTTAACATTTGGATAAAAAGAGGAAAAATTAAAAAGGAGGAAATAGAAAAATGAAGTTATTTAAAAAGAAAACCTTTACGGTTAATCAGGTAATTGAGTTAATACGGTCTGGAAAAGCTATCGGAGATGCTAAGAATTTGAGAAATGGGATTTCTGACGGTAAAGATTGTTTATGGATACGGATTAAGTCTGATAAGGTATTAATATGCTCATGGGATTCTAAGTTATTGAAATTTACGAATTGTCGTAAAGTGAAAGATTCGGAGAGCTATTTAGATTATATATTTGATTATTTCAGGAATTCGCTTGAGTTTTTAGGATTGTTAGAAAATATGAATTATTTTAATTAAAGGAGGATTTATTATGTGTTTAGTAAAAGTAAAGATAATAAAAGGCAAGAGAATTAG